GGGCCTGATACCGTCACTGGTGGGGACTCAGGTCCTGGCGCTGACACTGTGCCAGGAACTGGAGCGGAACACGAAATATGAAGGACGGATCCCTGATCCGGCGCCGCTCCGTGTCCTGGCTGAATCCGCTTCGGATCGGCTTTTAGCCGGTTCTGGAACCGCGGCGGACTGGCGGGTGATCGCCGAATTCGCAACGGATCAGATTCGGTCGAACATCCTTGAACGCTGAAGAACTGAAGCTGTTTCTGTCGATCGGAGAAACACCGCATGGGCCAGTTCTCCGCATGGCTGAACCGGATCCTTTCATCATTCTGGTCCCATGCACCGATCGGAGCCAGCCGGCCACGATCACCGAAATGGCCGGCGGTCAGGGCCGCCCATCTGCGGAGGTTCGGGAGCTGTTCGGCGTGCGGGCGAACGGCGAACCTTGAGGTTCACCATGTCATTCCGTTTCAGGTGGATCCCGGACTGGAACTCCACCCCGATAACCTGATCACCCTCTGCGCTGATCCATGCCACCTGATGTTCGGCCACCTGATGAGCTGGTCATCGTGGAATGAATGGGTCCGCGCTGATTCCGCGGCGTACCTGAACCGAATCAAAAACAGGCCAAAAACCAACTGACCGCGGATCTCTCCGCGGCCAGCTGGCGTCCCCGAAGCCGGCAGGAGTCACCGGCGTCAGTATTATATGGAATCATTGCCTATTCCGTCTGCAACCCCGCGGCGCGCGCTGACGAATGATGGCCGGCAACGATGAGGCAGGGATCGACCATGTCCTAGGCCCAAGGCGCGTGCAGGGTATCGTGCCATCGGCACACGCGCGCCTGATCGTTCGAGGTGACACGCCGAGGCGCGCAGCGGCCTCGGCGACGGTGAGGTAAATCATCTTAATCGTCTCAGTTCCCCTCCATGACGCTGTACTCAACCGTGTCATGATCGCCAGGGTTGCGTTGATCTCCGCAGAGATGCTCAGTGCGGCGCAGACCACAGTGCCGGCAATGCGACGAGATGCTGATCCCGGTGCCACCAGTGGACCAGACGCCTGGATTCTCGCGGCATCCATCCTCACCCTCACTGGTCCAGTCATGATCGCATTCAGTATCACCACCGGCGGCGCGGATCAGGGCATCGTGATCAGGCTCGATATCGACGGTCAGGTACTCCCTGTCGATCTCGACGCCGTCGGTATCTGACTCGATCACCGTGATCTCGATCGATGCTCCGCTAGTGCCCCATTCGCCGGACTGACATAGATCGACGGCCTCCTCGAGCGCATCGGCCATCGTCTCCGCGTCGAGGATCTCACGGTATCCACTAGGCTCGCAGTATGTGTATGTCGCCATCACTCTCACTCCTGTTTTCTGTCGCATCACCACTGCGGTGATGAGATCATTATGTCCCATATCGGACATAATGCAAGGGCAGTTGAGCAAAAAAATAAAAAAAACAATCCCGGGAAAAACTCCCGGGATCAAGCCGACAGACCGTCAGGCGAACTATCGGCATCACTTCGATTCGGTGATCACCAGCCGGGGGCGGCGCCACTTAATTCGTCCTTCGCGGACGATCTCAGCCTCGACCTTCGAGGACTGGGTGATGGTCTTCGGCGGCGTGGCCGCCTGGCCTTTCATCTCGACCTTTGCTGGCGGCGTGGCCGCTTGTCCCTTGGAATCTCCGGCCAGCGCAAGCAAAATAACAGTCAGCATCGCATTCCTTTCTATCGGTACCGAATACAGGCGAACCACCCGCGGTTCCCCTGCACCACCGCAGATTCTACTATCTGACGCTGGCCGTAGTAGCAGCAGTTCCTCAATGCCTGATCGGCGGAAACCGTGCTGAATCCAACGCCTTCGAACGCATAGGATCCGCCACGATGGGCGGCCACGCCGTTCTGGGCGGATATGGTGGCTGATTCCAGCGCCGACAGGTTCAATCCCGCCCTGGCCGCCGGAGCTGGCCGGGATCGGCCGAACAGTTTCAGCGGCGCGCCATGGGCCGGAATGGCCAACAGAACCAACAGGAAAACACTTCGAATCATGGAGCCTCCATTCAGAACACCGGGCGAACGATCATAACATGGAAGGTGAGGAATCAATGCTCAGCTCCAAAAACGAAAAGACCGTGTTTTTTTTCTGGCATTATTTATCTGCTCACAATAATCAGAAAGTGATTCTTCTTTGAATAGTGTTCGCCCTTTACGATGTTTTGAAAAAATACTTTCGTCTTTATTAAAATAATCACACGTTTCACAATCAATGCCATCTCTCACGGCATCAAAAAAATTCCATAGTTCACTACTATATGAGTGAATTACGCTTGGATTAAGTATTCTAAAGCAGCTTGGACAAACAATCTTGGAAGCAAATATATTGTCGGAACTAGCAATTAAATTATAAGGATCTCCATTTAATAGCTCAAAACCAAAATAATCATCAGACGTATCTGACGTATCTTCAATTTCTTTCCAGCATTTTTCTTGCAAAGATTCAAGCTTCTGGCATCTACTAATAGCCGATGGCTTGATTTCATAAAAAATCTTTTGTCCGCGACGATTAGTCACAAGAAAATCTGGAACATATAAACCCGCACTGGTTTCATAGCATTCAGGTTCATATTCAAATTTCAAATCTAAGCAATTAAAAAAAACAGCCCAACGTGCTTCTAATCTGCTTCGAAATCGATATCCGCAATATTGAGTTTCTATTGGTTGAATCATCATCTTCCCTCCGTTGGTTCAGACACCGTGGCCTTCGTCTCCGTGATCGCCTCCAGAAGCCACTGGCCCAGCTGGTTCGCCTTCCGAAGGTCTTCCTGTCCGTTCTTCCTGGCAAACCGCCACAGATACTTCAGCTGATTGCCGCGGAGGAATCCGATGTACTGTTCCGGCGTCAGCATGTTCCGGATGGCGTCAAGGCATTCGAGGCCATAGGTGCCGGCATAGTGACTTGGCCTGACGATGGGATCGTGTTTCGGTTCTGTCATATAGTCTCCTTTCGGAAATCACAAAGAGGACCAATAACCCAATTCCATCGTCCGTTGTTATTAACTCGTCGTTGAGAAAACCACTTTGATTTGCCATGTTTTCTATACATTGTGTCTTTTATATTTCCTGAAAAAGTAAAAATCACTCTAACCTTTTGAAGCAATTCAGTGGCGCACTCTATGGCGCCACTCATGTTGGCATAGTGACCTTCTTTCAAATAAAATGTGACTGAATGACTAATCGAATCAATAAAAATACTGTTTACTTTCGCCATAATTCGACGGTTCAATCCAGTCATATATTCCCCCTTCTGATCTCCAGCCAGCACTCGACACAGTACGGTCTGGGATGTCCATGAATATCGAAGAAATGCCCGCCCAGCCTCGACACTGGCCGCGGTGAATGTTCAGCCAGTTCGGGTCTTCTGGACATGGCCACGCCACAAGCGGCACAGTCCATCAGTTTCATGAAATCCGGAAGCAGATACTGGTGGCCGGCGCCATCCGTAGTCTCAGTCAGGGTTCGCCGGATCATCTGCCTGTAACTGATCATCTAGAGAACCTCCAGTGACGATTGTCTACTAATTAGGTGGTAAAGGCAGCGGGCACCAGTGCGTGGGCGGATCGTCATCATAGCCCTCGCTATCCTCCCAGTACGATTGCACTGGACCAAACACGATTCGCCCAAGCCATACCTGTCCTGAAGGACGGCACACCAGCACATATTCTCCGTCTGGTGGAAGGGCGTCGGTGACAGCTACCCACACGTTGTTCATGGTTGCTTCTCTCCTGTTTGATGCGCCGGCCACCGGCGCCGCCTAAGAAGTTCGAAGTCGATCTCGACATCCACCAGAGTCTCGATCAGGCTGTTCTGAAGATCGAAAAATTCGGAATTGATCTTGATGTAACTATTCCGAAGCATGGCATGGCAATCTTCGCACGCCCAGCATCGTCGCCTTCCGTCAAAGCACTTCATCAACCGTTCAGCTTTCGCCTGGCATTCAAGCCTTCTGGCCACCAGACGGCGCCGGACATCCTTCTCGATGAGCTGGCCAAGCATTCGGTGAAGTGATTCATAGGTCCGTTCGATGAAAACAGAACGCTGATCCTGATCCAGTTCATTTACCGTGTGCTGCACGATCCGCGGATCCACGCTGATGGCTTTCATGCCTGTTCTCCTGTTCGGGGGATCAGCCGGCGATTCCGTCGTTCCTCACTTGGACTTGCTGACGACAAAAAAGTGAGCGGAACCGCCGGCTGTTCGAGTGGTTCGGGGGGCTATCTCCGGTGGACCCGGGGCCCCCCTCGGCCATCATCCATGATGACCTGACCGTGATCACGGTCAGAACGGCAGGTCCACTGCCGCCCACGGCATCCATTCCGCTGATTCGGGAAGATACACTTGGATCTCACTTCCCGCCAGCTTTCCGTTCGTGATCGCCATCTTCAGTTCAAGGACCCGAATTTCCTTGGAAAGGCCATCAGTGCCACAGTAGTGAACCCACCGGTTGGGATCCTTGAAACAGTCACGCCCTTGAACGTAAACCTTCTGGATCGGTGGCGGGGCCGCCGGCGCCGATCCCAAGGCGGCGGCCAGTTTCTGCGCGCCAGGTGGCGGTGGAACAGCTGGAGCCGCTGGTGCTTCCGTGGCCGCGGGCTTGGGCGCCGTCTTCAGCGGAACGGCGCTGATCACCTTGGTTCGGCTTCCAGATTCATTGAAATCAACGCTGATGGAAAACAGCTTCCCAAGCAGTTCATCGGCATCGATGCCTTCGCCCGGCTTCAGTGGCCGACCCATCATGCCGCGGAGCAGTTTCCCCAGATTGTTACCGGTCTTCGGAGTGGTGGGCGTGAAACAGGCCACGGAATCCCCATGGTTTTCACCCGGGTCCATGACGATGAATTCCCACAAGAGCGAAGGTCCCCATTCGGGTTTCGCCGCGGTTGGTGGCCTCTGCTCGATCTTGTTGAGCTTTGCCGTGTAGGTTCCAACAGGAACCATCTTGAAATCGTTTTCAGCTTGTACTGTGAAGTTCACTGGAATCGTTCTCCGTTACCATTGTTCGCGATCCCGTATGCCCGGTGATCGCGCCTGTCCGTGCGTTCTCCGGTGACGGAAACAATTCCCGCCGCCGCCAGCTGGTCCAGCACGGTCTGGACCTGTGGTCTTGCCGCATCCGCCGCCAGGCAGATGTCACCGATTCGGGACTGACCGGACCGGTTCAGATACTCCATCACCTTGGATTCGAGGCGGGCCCGGTCATATTCACGATCCGATCCCGCGCGCCTATACACTCCGTCCACCAGCTCGATGATCAGTTCATCGGGACAATGTTTCAGGCGGGACATGCCGCGAAGGGTCCTCCTGTTGTCCGCCAGGTTCGACTTGTCCGTCCTCGAAAGCTCCAGAAGAACCTCGAAGAAACCATTGAAGGCCAGGCTTCCGCGAGCCCCGGTTCCATCATCCATTATCTGTTTCTTTGTGTGGTGAATGCACATCAGGCCCATGTTCGACTGAGTCAGGGCCCACAGTGGCTGAAGGGCCGTTTCCACCTCCGTGGCATGGTTTTCATCCTTGCATGGCAGATGTTTGGCCAATGTATCAAGGATCACGAGATCGGCGCCGAAATGCTGGCCATCGGACATGACTTCCTTCAGAAATGCTTGCCATAAAACCATGGTGGGCCTGACCGGAAACGGCCGGACATACCACCCCAGATGATTCCCTAGGCCGATATCATCACGCCGTTCAGCCAGGGTGGACTGATCTTCCTCTGAAATGATCAGAACCTTAGAAGCCTTCGTCGCCAGACCTAGGAAAGGTTCACCAGCGCCCAAGGCCTTCAGCATATGGGCCATGAATGTGGTTTTGCCCGCCTTCGGATGGGCGCTCAACATGGTCCCCGCGCCGCGGCGGATCAAACCATGGACAAGCCACTGAACATCCGGATCGATGGCGGACAGTTCGCTGGACAGCAGATACCGCCGCGCCCTTACTGAACCATCAGGCTGCACAACATCAGGCGGCGGAACTGAAATCTGAAACTGGAAATCCGCGGATTCCGTGCCACCGATTCCGCGTTCCCTGAGATCCTTTGCCGCCGCTGAAAAGTCGCCGCCATGTGAAAGAAGGGCCAGCGCCGCGAACTTGGAGTACGCCGTGTCCGGTTCGAATGGCGCGGCATTCGAGCTGAACACGAACAGAAGATCACCGGAACCGGGAGTGCGACAATGACCAGTGGTGGCGCTAATACCGGAGGACTTTCCGGGCCTGCACCAGAGAACCGTGTCCCCGCGGGTGCCGACTGGCCGCCACCCATGCGGTTCGAGGATCTCCGCCCAGTCTCCGGTCCTGTTCCAGACGGAACCGGGACTGTCCGCTTCCGGCCCTGGCGAACCGGGGCTGGACGATGTCCGGATCATCTCCGGCGGAACGTACCTGTTGAAGCTACGGGCGATGGACAGAATCGATTCGAGTTCCGCGGCGGTCCACAGTTGGCCGACATCCTCGAATTCATTCCCGATACTGGTTCCGGACCTGATCAGGACGTAGGGCTGATTCGTTTCATGAACGCTGGCCGGGCTTCCCGGGGCGACAACATAGTGGCCGGCGCCGCGTGTCTCGACCAGCACCTGCCGGTTCTGGTCCCGCGCCAGGACTGTTCCGCCCGGCACCTGACAGTCCAGATGAATGAACAGGTGCCGGCCACCGGATGGCGTGGCCACCAACGTGGCGCCGTCCACCAGTTCCTGAAGGCGCCCGCCACCGGCCCTGGCTTCGCGTTCGATGTCCAGCCAGACCTGTTCGGATTCACAATCCAGCACGATCAGGGAACCGGATATGTCCCCGCAGATGATGCCGATTCCATAGGGCGCCGCGGATCCGTACCACCGGGCCAGTTCATCTTCATCGGCGATTCTGGACTGGTACGGCAGCCACGATGGATGGCCATCCTGATCCCGTGGAAGGACCTGTCCGGCGGGCCGCTTCCTGCCATCGGTGGCAATTGGCAGGATCGAATATCCGGCGGCCAGCCATCGGCGCGCCGACTCCATGACCTGATTCATCGGGATTCCTCCAAGTCAGGAATCCCAACCAGTTCATTCCGTGCCACGCGGATCCGTTTGTCGGCTTCGATGCTGATCCTTGCAAACCCGTTCCCAGCCTCCACCACCGTGATCACGGCGATGACCACCTGATCCTCCGCCCTGTCACTGGCGAACGACATAATCAGGCGCTGGCCTGTTTTCCGGTGCAGAACTACTCGTCCAGAATCTGACATATACCGCCCTCCTTGGCATCCCATAGAAGTGTGTGAATCAGAAAATCAGCCGATACATCCCTCTGCCGACACATGATGACCATCCGCTGGTATGTCTCATGCGTCATCTGAATCCGAACGGGCTTCGTGTTGTCGGCGTTCAGCTTTTCAGGTTCACGGTCCGGCTGGTCCGCCATCGACAGGGCGGCAATGCACCACCTGTCATCAGTGGAATGGCTAGTGGCCACGACACGGCGGGGCTTGCCCTTCTCTGGCACCAGCATGGCATGGCAACCATTCGATGTGACGATGACGGAATCAACGACATGGGGCTTTCCCACATGGTTCACCACGTCACCGATTCGAGCCACTACCCATGGACCTGTCACTGATCATCCTTTCCACGCTGACCGGAGAAACAAACCACCGTTTCAATTCCGAATTGAAAACAGCTAGGACATCGCCGGACCGACATAGCCTTGCCACTTGTCCCGCCGTGACTCCCAGCCGCTTTCCCGCCTCCGCGGTGGTCATCCACCTGATGCTGATGCGCCTGACCATCGACGCCCTCCGGATCTACTGGACGGCGCCGGCGTTCCAGGAAAGATCCTCCTTTCAGT